TCATCCCGCTACTTTACAAGCCTTCCCCGTGGGGAGCGCTTTTCCACAGTTTGCCGCACAACGAGGCGCTAGGCGGCGGCTCAGCTGGTCCCGGCAAAACAATGTGCCTTCTGATGGACCCCATCCAGCAGGTGCTGGTGGAGCATGAGCGCTGCATGAACGTGGAGCACCCAAACCACCAGCCTTGGGGCTCGTCGTCTGGGCATGCGATATTCCTCCGTCGAACGCACCCGATGCTGTTCGATGTCATCAAGCGCGCTCACCGGCTGTTTCATGCCATCGACCCATCTGTGAAGTGGAACGAGAACAAATCGACATTCACGTTCAAGTCCGGCTTTGTCTACCAGTTCGGTCACTGCCACGACAAGAATGACTGGGAGAACTACTTCGGCTTCGAGTTCTCATGGATCGGCTGGGACGAGCTGATCACGTTCGAGGAGGAGCAGTACGACCAGGTCAACTCACGCCTTCGATCATTCGACCCGGTTCTGAGGACGATGCTCAAGATTCGGGCGATGTCCAACCCGATGATGCAGCGCAAGCGTGGAGAAAACTTCTCAGTGACGAATGTCAACTGGGTTAGAAAACGCTTCGTTGAGCCGGAACCTAAGGGCCGCGTGACACTGGTCAAGAACGTCAGGATGGACGATGGCACGGTGGAGCGCTGGACCTCCATTTTTATGCCAGCTCTCCTGAGTGACAACCCGGACCCTGAGTTCCGGAGGATGTACGAGATCAACCTTCAGCAGAAGAAGCCTCACATCCGCCAGGCGCTTCTCAGGGGCGACTGGTGGACAACGGAGGGCTCCTATTTTGCTGAGGAGTGGAACAAAGACCTCCACGTCATCAAGCCGTTCGATATTCCCAAGGAGTGGCCGAAATGGCGCAGCATGGACTGGGGCCACAAGGTGCCTGGGATAGTTCACTGGTGGGCCATGGACGAAGACTGCAATGCCATCTGCGTGAAAGAGCTTCGCTTCCAGCACATGACCGATGAGGAGGTAGCGGACGCGATCATTCAGATCGAACAGGGGCTCAAGTGGTGCAAAGGACGCACGAGTAAGCTCACTGGTCCCGCTGACAATCAACTTTGGGAGCAGCGCGGAGAAACTGGAAAATCCAAGGCGCAGGCCATGGCGGATAAGGGTGTCTACTGGGTCAAGGCGGACAAAAGGTCTCGGCTCCGCAATGCGGAACTGTTGACGGCGCGCCTGAAGGACCACGAATCAGGTACCACGACACCTGGTGTGGTATTCTTCAATACATGTCAGGAAATCATCAGGCTTATGCCGGCAATTCAGACCTCGGACAAGAACTCCGAGGAGCCGGCGGACGGCAGCGACGATCACGCCTTCGACTCCGTGCTCTACAGCATGGCCTACGCCTCCCACGGGAAAGAGGGCCTGGGATGGGTAGCGAAGGATGAGGACGAGGACGCTCCGGAGAAGCCGAAGGGCTCTAGGGGTCGCTGGGGCTACGGTAGTGAGGTAATGTGAGGGCATCATGAGCGAAGACGATTACACGGTAGAGGTTGATGTTGAGCCCGAGGACCCGGAGGACAAGGTTCCGGCCTACGACGAGGACTCTCTCAACCTCGTGGAGGAGTTTTCGCAGTCCGAGCAGGGAAAGCGGTACCTCAAGCGCATCTCTGCCAAGGTTGCTGGGGACTACAAGGCGGATTGGGACGCATCGGCTCCGTACCGGTCGAAACGGAAGGCGGAATGGAAGATTTTCGCCGGAGACCTTCCGCCGAAGGACTTCCCGTTCGAGGACGCAGCGAACCCGCACATCCCGATCATGCTGGAGAATCTCTCTCGGCTCTGCTTCCGGGCGACGGGTGAGCTTTTCGGAGACGGGCAGACGATTCTGACCGCTGTCCCGGTCGGCGGAGACGATTCGGACGTGGCCGATGCTGTCACTCGTCACATGAACTGGCAGTTCACGGAGCAAATCCCCGACTTCATCCGCCAGATGGCCCATCGGGGAATTCTGACGTTCTTCGCCCACGGGGACGTGGTGGTTCACTCGTACTACGACGAGGAACTTCGTATGAATCGGCACGAGGTGCTGACATGCGACAACTTCGTCACGCCGTTCATGCACGTGACGACGTTCCCCGACTTCCGGGATTGTCCGCATTACACGAAAATCCTCCGCTTCTATCGCCACCAGCTCGAGGCGAGACGAGAGCAGTGGTTCGATGTGGACAAGGTCCTCGACAAGACCAATCCGTCTTGGGATGACGAGCCAGACGCTCCGCTGGCTGAAGCAGTCGGAGAGACGCAAGGTATTTCCCCGGAGACCTCCGACTCCGACAAGAAACTAGGCGGCCAATCAGCCCCCTACACGCTGCTTTGGTACGAGGGCTGGCTCAGACTCCCGAACCAAGACAAGGACCGCTGGTGTCAGGTCATCCAGGATGAACATTCTGGCTGCATCCTGAGCCTGATGATTCACGAACGAGCGAACTGGCAGGACAAGGCGCGGCATGAACAGCAGACGCAGGAAAAGATGGCGTTTGGTCAGGCTACTGCTGAGCACCAGCAGATCTTGGCTGTTCACCAGGAAGCTCAAAATCGCATCGCTCAGACTCACGGAGAAATCGGCGATGCTCTCAAGTCCGGTCAGATGGACGGGGAGAACGCTATCGGTCTAGCGAATCAAGTTTCCGCGATGGAGCCTCCGCCTCCGCCGCCCGCTCCGCCTCCGCCGAACTGGATGCTGAAGAAGCTCCAGGAGCCCGATGTAGAGACTGGTCTTCCTCCGGACCCAATGTCACTGGAACCAGATCCAATCCGAAGGGAGCCGGTGTTCCTGTTCACTCATGGGGTTTGCATCGAGCCGCTGTCGGGGAACCTCGGTCTTTCGTACGGACAGATTCAGGCGGACCTGAACCGAGCGGCCAATGTGGCTCTGGCGCAGTTCACCGATGCGGCGACGCTCAACAACTGCTCGTCCTACATCACATCGGGCTTGGAGTTCGAGGACGAGTTCAGTCTCGCTCCAGGGACCATCAACAAGGCTAAGGGTGCGATCGGCCAAGAGCTGAAGAACCACATCATGCCGCTCACTCCGGGGCCCGCTTCGCCGCAGCTTAAGGAAGTGGTGCAGATGTGCATGGAGACCGCCCAGACCTCCATCCAAAGCCCCAACGTCTTGTCGGGTGAGGCTGGTAAGTCCGGTGAGACAGCCAAGGGCTTGATGGGTCGCATTGAACAAGCGACGAAGCAACTCTCCGTGGTGACGAGCAAGTACGCCGATGTTCTGATTCAGGTTGGCAAGAACAACGCCTACCTCAACAGCGTCTTCCTGCCCGAGGAAGAGATGGTCAGCCTCCTAAACACGGAGAGCCAGACCTACGAGAACGTCCAAATCACTCGCGCGTTGTATGAGCGAGGCTACCGCTTTCAGCTCAGAGCAGACCTTCGGTTCGCCACCCAGGTGCAGAAGATTGAGGAAGCGGATTCGATCGTCCAGATGGTGATGCAGCTTCCGCCGCTCCAGATGAACGCCGCCCTCGCCTACACGGCAATCAAGCAAGCCTTCATCGCCCGCGGCAGGTACGACCTGGTTCAATTGTTGGGAGCCGCTCCGCCGCCTCAGGCAGCGTTTCCGGTTCCCGCTCCACCGCTGACTCCGGGTCCGCCTGGACAGCCCGGTGCGCCACCTGTGGGTCACCCGATGCCTCCAGGTATGCCGCCTAGTCCGCAGCCTAACGCGCCGCCCCCAGGAGGGCCGCCGTCGTGAGTGGCGACACATGGGTGGACGATGATGGCGCCCTGGCCTTCCTGAAGGGTCTCAGGCAGCAGAGAGACGCGCAGGTAGTCGTTATACTTGGCCTGGCGGCCACGACTCAGGACCCGGCACTACGTGCGGCCACAGGATCGCTTCAGCAACTGGACAGAGTCATCAACCAAATGGAGGAAGAACGTGGAGCTACTGAACATCGAGAGCGTGGAAAAGATTCGAAGAGACCACGAGGCTGAGAAGGAACGGGAGATTGCCCGGCACTTCGCCGGACCCGGCGAGCTTGGGTTGACACCTCTGCTGGAGGCCAAGCGCATCAAGTACGGCATCCCCAACTCAGCGTGGCGTGGACAACCCTTGTTCAACAAGGTCCTCGTCTGGCAAATCCCGCTCGATGAGTCGGAAGCCTACGGCGGTGGACTGATCCTCAAGACCGACCGCGTCAAAGGCAAAGAGCTGACCGAGGCTCCGCGAGGAGTCATCGTCTCCGCCGGACTCCAGGCGCTCGACGAGCTTCGGTCTCACGGCTGTGACGTGGGTCACACCGTCTCGTTCACCCACCTTGCCCCGTTTCGAAAGTTCCTCCCCGCCATCGCTGGCAAGGAGCCCTCCCTGGTGATTCTACACTCGGGGGACATCTTCGACTCGGAGGAGCTTGCCGAGAACCTGAAGACCCGTAAGTGTCGTGTCATTACCCGCGAGAACGAGGGAGCGATCGAACACTTCTTCTGCGACGAAAACGGTAGGACTTGGAACCCGGCGAAGGACGCCGCCTCGGAGGACAGCTGATGGCTATCGATAACGAGACTGAAGAACTCATCAAAGACCCTCCCGAAACGGAGGATGAAGCCGAGGAAAAGCCCGAGCTTCCTCAGGAGCCGGTGGACAAGAACGAGTCCATCGAGGTCCAAGTTCAGACTCGAGCCGAGAAGAAGCGAAATCGCTTCAAAGAGGTGGAGGAACGCGCCTCTCGAGCGGAGCGCGCAGCCGAGGAGGCTCGTCGCGAAGCCGCTGAAGCTCGCGCTACCTACCAGCGACAGCTCCAACACCCGCAAGCTCCACAGCAGCAACAACTGCACCCGGCCGCGGCGAAGCTGAGGGAATTGGACCTCCTTGAGGACCGTCTCCACAAGGAGTACAAAATCGTCGCTAGTCGCCCCGGTTACGATGAAAACGGTCCAGAAGAGGCAGCCTATCGTCAGCAGGCTCGCAACATCCAAATTGGACGCATGGCGGCTGTGAATGAGGCAAACCGCCAGCCTGTCAACGAGCAAGAGTTGATGCGCAAGATGGCTTGGCAGCAGTTCACCTCCGAACATTCGGACGTGTTCACCAAGCCCGATGCGCAGGCGTGGGCTATCGGTCGCTGGCAGCAACTGGTCCAGGGTGAGAAGAAAGCCGACACCAAGGAGCTTGCCGAGGAAATCCTCGACGAGGCTCGGGTGAAGTTCGGCATGAAGCCTCGCCGTGGTCGAGGACCAACTCCCGACGAGGCTACCCGTCGCCGACTCTCCGGAGTCTCCGCACAGGCCAACGGTGCCGGAGCAACGCCAGCGAAGGTCACCATGAACAACATGGAGCGCCGGATGGCGAGGGAGATGTATGACAATATCCCACCCGAGCAGGCCTATCAGAAGTGGGCGAACGGTCCCGGTAAACGCGCTGCCGAGAAGATGGCTGCAAGAAAGTAGTTGACGACCTGGGTATTTTTTGACACCGTAAACGCACCGGTTGCTCCTTGCCGAAGGAGTTAGCCTGAACGGTCGCAGAGTCCCCATCTGTTGGCCTGAGTCTCCCGGGGAAACCCAACCAGGTTGCAGATGGCAGGTGGAGACTCATGCCCGCAGCGAAGAAGATTCGAAAAGACCCCGTCACCCGGCCCATCAACGCCGGTTCCCCCTATTTCGAGCTGACCAGCCCGCAACCGGACCGTAAGTACGTCTGGGTGTACAAGGCCGCTCCCGAGCATGGGGTCGAGTACTACGAAGCGATCGGGTATACCCCGGTCCAGTACCGCCGAGGCGGAGTGAAGGCTCGCGTCGGCAAGATGCTGAAGCCTGGTAACTTCGTCGAGTCACGTGGACACATCCTGATGGAGTGCACCGCGGAGCGAGCGGAAGAAATCTACCAATTCGGTGAGGACGGCAACTCCGGTCAAGCGGCTGCCGATGTCATCGAGCGGAAGATGTACAACTCCAAGAAAGCCATCGCTGAGCTTTCTGCCCGCGTCCCCATGCGATCTTCGCATGGCTCGGACTACTTCTCCCTGGAAGCCGAAAAAGGCTCCGTTGCCCTCGCTGCTGGAGACGACTGATGGCCGATAATGCACTCAAGTACGGTTTTCGCCTCGTCCGCATGCGCGGCGGCTTCGCTCACGCGAACTCGGAAGAGGCGCTCATTGCCACGGGCGCCGCGTTCAACGTAACCGCTGGCGCACAGAACGCCTCACTTCGTCCCGGCGACCCGGTGGTCATGCTCTCCACCGGTACCGTGGGCTTGGCCCCTGGCACCGAGGGCACCCCTGGTGACATCTGGGGCATCGTCGTCGGTGTCAAGCAGTACCTGGACGTGGCGCGCAACGCCGTGACCGCTCTGGGCAACGCGGTGCCTTCTGGATTGGCCTACGGCACCAACCTGGACCTTCAGACCAAGGTCTACGTGATTCCTGCTGAAGCAGGCGTCTGGGCCGTCCAGGTGAACAACAACACCACGGCCACCACGAAGGCCGGTTACCAGGCGTTCATCGGCGAGAACGCGAACCAGGTCCTCACTGGTGCGGCAAGCCAGCTCCTGATCAGTCCGAAGCTGGACATCGCCACTCACGCGACCACGGCCACTTTGCAGTGGCGCATCGTCGGCCTCGCGTCGGACGCATTCAACTTCGACTACACCGGCAACAACGTCGAGCTGGAAGTCATCTGCAACCGTGCTCAGCGCCAGACCGGCGCCGGTACGATGTTCCAAGGCATCTGAGGAATCATGGCAAGCACAATCTTTTCCTCGACGATCTTCAACTCCTTCAAGGAGACGCTCGATTCCATCGTGGACGACCGGATGGACGACAACGCTGCGAATCTCGTCTGCAAGCAGTGGATGAAGATCGAAACCATGGACGAGGCGTACGTGGACGACCTCGAAATGGCCGGCCCTGGTCTCGCAACGGAGACCGGCGAAGGGTCAGAAATCGAAGTGGGTACGCTGCGTGAGGGTTACCTCAAGCGCTACACGCCTCGTAAGTTCGCCCTGAAGCTCATCGTCACCGATGAGGCCATGGAGGACAACAAGTACCCGGAGACCTTGAAGCTGGCTAAGCGCCTAGACCGCGCCATCTACAAGACCTTCGATATCGACCAGACGAACATCCTGGTTCGAGCGTTCAACGCGAGCTTCGTAGGCGGCGACCAGGTTCCGCTGGGCTCCGCTTCTCACACCCTCGCAGCTGGCGGTACGTGGTCGAACATCTTCGCCACGCCCTTGGCCCCGAGCCGTATCGCACTCATCAGTGCCATCTCGCTCATGCGCAAGTTCCCAGGCCATGACGGTGTGGTGGATGGCGTGGAGCCGAAGAAGATCGTCCACCCGACCGAGCAATGGGGTGTCTGGGCAGGTATCGTGGGTTCTGCGATGGCGCCGGAGCCTGGGAACTTTGCCGAGATCAACGTCATCAAGAAGCTCGGCCTCGACCCGGTTCCAGTGAAGTACTGGTCGAACACGACCACGAACTGGGGCATCATCACCAGCTCGGACAACGGCCTGCAAGCGAAGTGGCGCCGCAAGCCGAAGTCGAACTCCTGGGTGGAGAACGACAACGAGACCATGAAGTACTCCATCAGTGCCCGCTGGGCCGGTGGCTGGTCGGACGCGCGCGGCTTTTTCGGCTCGAACGCCTGAGGTCACATGGCATACGGCGCACCCTACACTCCAGACCTTCCCCAGGCAGTCACCGGGGCGGGCTACAAGACCCCATTCGGCATCGCTCTGTTGCCGCCCGGCTCGCGCATCGCTGCGTATGTCCGTTCGACGGGCTTGCAGATTGGTGACGACCCGTTCACCGCTTCCCAGCTCGTTTCGACGTTGGCGGCCGGCATTGCCCGTGCCCGAGCTGGCCTCGGGGATACGGTTGTCGTGCTCCCCGGCCACTCGGAATCGGTCGTGGACGCCACCATGCTTACCGGCCTGGTTGCCGGTACGCGCATCATGGGCTTCGGCCGTGGTGGCAACATGCCGGTGTTCCGCTGGACCGCCGCGGCTTCGCAGTGGGCCATTGCGGTCAACGAC